TTAAAAACCATCGGACAAAATTTCACTTATCATATCATCTTGATCACTCGTGACATGGGTATAGATTTGTAAAGTCATAGCAACATCCGCATGGCCCAATCTTTTTTGAACTGCCTTAATAGGTGCAGCTTTTCCATGGCGAGCTGCTTGTTCAAAAAGAAGGGTAGCGTGAGTATGACGTAGACCATGCAATGATACATGGGTTAAATCATTATCTTCTTCTGGTAAGTCCTTGCGCATTTTCTGTAACCAACGTTCTGGAACATTAAAATCCATATAGATATGTTTACCTGGCCAGATAATATTATTTGAATTATTAGGTGCAACAGCTTTATAAGCGTTCATGATTTCTAATGTTTTAGGATCTAAGGATAGCGTTCTGTTTCCAGAACCAGTTTTTACCTGCTTTAAATACATATTAGTTTCATGATTTCTGTAATCTAAGCCCACGGATTTATTAACGGTCAACGAGCGCTTATTAAAATCGATATCATGCCATGTAAGAGCTAAAATTTCTCCTCTTCTTAATCCAGTGTATGCTAATAGGCGAAAGTATGCATATTGATTGATAGATTGTTTTGACCAGTAATCAAGAAAACGTTCAAGTTGATTTGAATTTAAGAAGTTTTCAAATTTACGTTCTCTAGTAGTGTTTATTTGTCGTGGGCGAGTAACCACATCAAATGGATTTCTAAAGGTAATTTCATGTAACTGTGCGTATTGGAACAGCCGTTTCAGATATCGGCCCCAAACAACGCCAGATTTTGCCTCTGTGGCCCACTTATTCAGTTGTGTCTGTAATTCCCCAGGAGTTATTTCATGCACCTTATGTGAGCCAATATCGGGCAATATATGGTTTAAATAATATGACTCTGTTTTTGATAAAGTAGATGCCTCAACAGAAGGGGCGTATTCCTGATGCCATTTTTCATATAGAGATGTGATAGTTATATTTTCAGCAGATAGGGCATCAGAACTGAATGCACCATTTTCACGATCCTCTAACATTTTTGCATAAGCAATTGTTGCTTCCACTGAAGTTTTAAATCCTTTTCGTTTTTTAACAATTTGCTTACCAGTGATGCTATCACGACCAATAAATATTTGAAACTGCCAGCGCTCTTCGCCATTCTTCAATTTATACTTTTGCGGTTTCATTGTTTGCACCTTTCTAAACTGGTACAATTAATGCCATAGGCTGCTTAATTGTGGCTTGTATTTTTACTACACGCACATCCAGTTGTTTGTCGACAGGGGATGTGCGTTTTTTATATTTGTGAAACATTCATCTGTTCAGTAAATTGTAATTTTGTTTTTTCACTTGCAAACAAGTATTCATGAAACTTACCACGCTTATTGGCAGTGTAATATAAATTATACGCATAACGTTGGCTGGCTTCTTGATATAAATCACTAATTTGTTCAACATAATCGTAAGTAGTAATCCAAAAATAATCATTCATGGATAAAATATTTTCTGCTAGCAGACTATGTTGCTTCTCTTCGATGAAAGATAAGTATAAATTTTTACCTTGCACAAAATAGGGTGGATCAAAGAATATAAAGGTATTATCGGGTTTGTACACTTTATTTTGTTTAATGACATCAATCAGTTCATTAGCATCTAAATTATATAAGTCAATATCAGAAGCTCGTTCAGCAATAGCTTTTATTTTTTTGATAAGCGTTTTTTTGTTAAATCGTGCATCTAATTGATATTTACCAGTTTGTTTTCTACCACCGATAGGGCCACCACTTATTATTCCGCTTCTATTCATTCTATTTAGCATTAATGTGGTAAATGCATTTCTCAAAGACCTTGATTTTCCTGAAACTAGTATATGCTCTGACTTTATATCATCCCAAAATTCAATAAGTTGACTACTAGAACATTTACCAGGAGTAGTGTAATCAAAAGGAACATCTTTTATTAAATTGATTAGTTTTTCTGAATGATTTAATATATTAAACCAAACAGCATGAATGCTTGGGTCTAAGTCATTAATAACGATACGGCTCACATTATTATTTAATAGAAGTTCAAATGCAATTCCGGCTCCACCAGCGAATGGTTCAATATAAGTACCATCAATATTGTTCTTTTCTAAAGTACTAACTACAAAGTGATATAATTGCGACTTGCCGCCTGGATAACGCAGGGGAGTACTTGTTCTTGTTTGTGCCATAAGGTACCTCCTTTCTTACAGAATAATAAAAAAATTAATAATTGGCCAGTGAAATTATTTTATTAAACGGTTATATGCGCCACGTAATTTATTAATAAAATCAGCAACGCTATCTTTATTTTTATCGTCTGATGCCCACCGTTGAACAAGTTGATCCATAAATACTCTATTGTCTTTAAACCATAGTTTTATTTTAGCTTTTTCTTTCATATCACCACTATAATCTTCACTATGTGGTCCATGATTAATGATGGTGGCTTTGTTTCTATTGGATCTAACCATTGTAGGCATTAGAAAAAATGTATCGTTTGCAGATAAACTTTGTACATATTCCCATAGCATTTGTTCAATAGATTTATTTCCTGGAAGGAAGAATATGTTTTCATTTTCTATTCCTGATGTCGAAAATTCTGTTATTTCTTGGAATTTGGTGTAATCTTTTTCATCAAACCGAACGTCTGCATCAACAAAGAACAACATATCTTTAAATTGACGGCCACCGTTAGCAGCTAATTTTGTTAATCGTTGCCAATCCATATCAATATCCAAAAAATATATTTGGTTTAACTCCTTAGCTTTTGAAATTCGAATTAATAGGGTTATAAACCAGCGAGCCACCGAATCTTCTGTAATCGCAGTAATTGGTTCTGAAATTGTCGAACTGTTTATGTATAAATCTGCCAAGTTATTTCTGAAAAAATCAGGACTGGGATTCTTCATATTTTTAACTTCGTTATTATCAGAATAATCTGTTGTTAAATACTCAATATTAACTGGATGTTTTAGATTAATTAGGTCGGCTGCGTGCTCTAGCAAACTAATACTGTGTGTAGTGGCAATTATCTGTAAATTTAGTTCTTTACTTTTTTTCACAAGAAAATCTAATAATTTATTTTGTGCTGCAGAATGTAGCGTGACATCCATTTCGTCAATTGCCAGTAGTCCACCATGATATGAATAAGACGAATCTTTAGATAATTCTTCAAATGACTTCACGGCTAATAAAATCTGAGTTAAATCATTTTGACCTGAAGAATTACTTATTCCACTATATTCATTTGTAACAATACCAGCATTTTTAAAATGATTATCCAATGTTAAATTTTCGAACTCTAATATTTCGTTTTTGCTAGTATTGCCCATTATATATTTATATTCTTTAGAAATTTCATTTTGAACAGATGATGGTAATGTATTACGCATTGCTTTTGTACTTTCACCCGTAGGATAGGCACGAGATAAGCCTAAATATAGAACGGGCCATTGTATCTTAGCTTCATTATGCTTGGTTGCATCCTTTACAGGAATGAATCTAAAACGTTTGTAGTATTTTGTTGTAGAAATTTTCTGATAAAGATGTACAGGTTCGCCATTTTTTGATTGTTCCACATCTATTTTGTCAGTTTCTTTGTAAGTTACTTTGGTATTTTTACCTTTTTGAATTGTTGATCTATATGTAACTTGAGAAGGATAACTGTCTAATTGTGGTCTTTCACTAAATGTTATTGTTGTAGATGGTTTTTCAGATTTATCGTCTTCTAGAACTGCTTTATCTGAAATTTCATCAAATAAAATAATATCCTGAAATTCACCACGAAATGGCTTGCCATCTACAGTTTTATATGTTTTTAATTCTGATGAATTAGTAAGTAAAGCTAGGATTGTTGATTTACCAATTCCATTTTGACCAGATATAATTGTTACACCCTTTTTCAAAGGTAATTCAAAGCCAGCCTTATATGCCCTGAATTTATCAATTTTAATTTTACTTATATACATATAACGGTACCCACCAATAATTCTAATTTTGCCATTTTTAGGTCGAAATAAAGCTTTTAGCGTGATTCCTTTCTGCACGTAATATGTATCCACCGACAAGTGGATTTGCTATTAAATCTCAATACCTTTGCTTGCCAGATTTTCAATGCACTCGTTGAGATAGGCATCATCATGTTCAGGATAAATAGGTGATGTTAGCTTCACAGATTGCAACGAATCATACGATGGAACTTTGGTGCCTCGATATAATGGATTTAACCAGAGCTCATTAGGCTGATAGCCTCGGCGTTGCATCTCATGCATCACTTTTTCATGGAACTGAAAGAGCTTGTAGGGTGAGTGGGTGAATACATAATCAACCGTTCGGTGTTTCTTACCCCAGCCACCACCACGAAGTGCACAGCATTCTCTATGTTGGCCAAGCAATTGTTGCCTAGGTAATTTAGGTATTAACTTTTCATGCCATAGTCTCATTAGGTTGCCTTTCAGTAGTTTCAGTAGGATGGGTAAACACAGCTTAAAAAATAGAATATTGGGAACGAATTTTAATAAAGAAAATAATAAATATTGTTAATGAAACTAAGAAACTTACAGATGATAATAATTTTGTATTACTTCTATTTTCAATAAGTGCTGAAATAGAAACAATAATACCCAGTAATGCAAAAAAAGGTGCACTGATATCTAAATATGGAATAAAGTAAAAAAATATTGATACTACACAAATAATAATTGAAAAAATGCCAAGGCTTTTATCCTCTTTTTTTAAATTCATACAAGACCTCCAACAGACATTTTGACAGTACAGTAAATTAGCCACACGTGATATGTATGCCACAAATAGGGTGGCCCTTTTGTATGAATCATTAAATCATTTTAATTACAAAACTTTTTCTGCAAGCAAGCGTTGTACATCTGATAAAGCTTCGCCTTTTTTAAATTGTAAAATTTCAGAAGGTTCAACCTGACCAGAAATCCAAATTTTGATTTCACCATCTAAGTCAAAATGACCGGCTGTTTCAGTTGCAAATTTAGCAATTGAACGATAAATGATTGATTTGTACTCAATTTTATTTGCTGTTAATCCTTGTTTGTCAACAATGATTAGTCGTTTGTCGGTAAATATAACCAAATCTCTTACAAGTTTATATGAATGTTCAATCACTTCTTCTGAAATAAGAAGTGGTTGAATCTCTGCTCGTACACTATCGTTTGATACTTTGGTAGCGTTACCCATTAACCCGTCTAGTAATCCCATAACCTAAAACTCCTAAAGCTTTTAACGTGGTTCAGGTTTGCACGTGGCATATTATTTTAACTTCACATAAAAGTAGATCTCTTTTTCATCAAGTTTATTACCATTTAAATCACATAATTTTAGCACAAACTTGTGGGGGCCTTCGCTAAAAGAAATTTGCTTTGCGTTTAAATTTATTCCAGTTCCAAAATAATCGTCAATTAATCGCTTATCTTCATCATTAGAATTAAAGTTAGGCTCAAAAATAATCTCATCATTCAGTATTTCAATGTTACGATTGAATATTTTCATTTTAAAAATATATTTACCTGTTGGGCTAATGTAGAGCGCATGAAAATTGAATTTTAACTGTGTTTCATTTTCTTCGTTAGTTATACCAACTATACTAATAGTTTTATCATCAGGATTATTGGCAAATCCATTTAGTCTTAGATTAGTTATTTTTGGTTCAAAAAATTGCATAAGGAAATTCCTTTCAAATTATTGAGTTTAAATTTGTAAGTTCAAAATTAAAGTCAACTGAGTTAGATATTATTAATAATAAAATGGAAAAAGATAGAATCCGTTTCATTATCTAAACTCCCAAGTAGGAAATTTAATTTAAATATTCTTAGTCTTGTGTTAAACGAGAAACATTATTATAATTATCCCGAGTTTTTTTAACTTCAAGTGATGGTGAAGTTTCTTCTGCACTAATACTAAATCTTGTTCTTAGATTATTAATTTCATTCGTAAGCATACTACTTATTGATTGTTCTTGAGTTAACCGTTGGTTTATCTCGTTTATTTCTTTGTCACTATCGTCTATTGTTTGTTGCTTTTTTTTGATATCTTCATTGAACTTATTTATAGTGTTTTCCAATTTTTCACTTAATTGTTTTGAATTTCTTGATAACCTATGTGCTTGACCACGCCAGTAAAAAACATAACAAATTAACATAATTAAGGTCACAAAAATGGCAGTTAAAACCATTAGATCTAAAGGAAGGTCTACAAAATAATTAACGGCTATTCCTACAAAAGCACCAAATATGGCACTAATAGTACCGATTAATATGCTGTTAGCTGGTTGTATTTCATTTTCCAATTTTGTACTCCTTTCTATAGTTTATGTATAAAAAATTTATTCATAAATCAGCTCTTTAACCAGTGGTTCAAACCAACTGGGTAGGTTAAATTCGGTCATAAAATCTGACCAGTTGCGATATTCATTAGGTGTATCTATGTACACTAATCTTGCAATTATACGGATCGCTCGTTCATTAGTTTCTCGTTCCTCTTTATTCTTGATGTAAGGGGAGAACCTGTATAGGAATGACGGGTTAGAGAATTCAATGTGACTAATCTCATGAGCTAACCTAAAAGCAACGCTAATACGTGAATTATAGTTACGATTTATGTTAATAATTCTATCGTTGCAAAAAGCAACGTCTGGGTCATTTGGCCCGCCTAAAATATCAGTTATTACAATGCCTGACTTTTCAGCCATAGCTAATAACTGCCTTAATAGTTCTTCGTGCATAGGCCTACTTACCGTTATCTTTCATGGTATTCAGCATAGCAAGAAGGGCTCTTTTATATTCTTCTGATAATGGTTGGCCATCAAACATAGCCATGCCTTCTTCTGACAATGCTTTGTCTAGATCTACTGGTTCCTTTCCAGTAGATTTTTTATTTGTTTTTGTTCTATCTTCTACTAAGTCTGCTTTAGTAATGCCAAAGTAATCAGCTAGAAGTTCTATTTTGTCAATTCGAGGATAGGTTTCAGCAGATAACCAATTATAAAAAGTAGAGTTCTTAATATTTAGATCATCTATGATGTTAATCCCGTTTTTCCCGTTTTTATTCATGTAGTAACGTAAATTATCGGCAAATATTTGTTTGCTTTTATTATTAGCCATAATGCCTCCTTCCTAATACACCAACTATTATACGTTTATATTAAGTTAAAATCTATTAAAATACCACAATAGTGTTGACACCCCTTTTAACGGGTTTTATAATTCATGTATACCATATCGAGAGGAGAGAAAATGTGAGTGGTAAATATACGTTAGCCCAACTTAGGGTAGGTAAGCGTTGGTCGCAACAAGAGGCTGCAAATGCTTTAGGTGTTAGTCAAGGATCATGGTTTAAATGGGAGAATGGAATTTCATTCCCTACTCAACCAAATGTTGATAAGATTTTACGAGTATTCGACGTCAAATATGATGACGTTATTTTTTAAAACTCAAACCCCTTTAAAAGGGGTTTAGAAAATGCAAAAGGGGTATGAAATGGAAAATAAAGTACAAATTTTTAACGGACTAAAGGTCACAGAAGTAAACGGACAAGTAATGTTCGATGCAGAAACCGCAGCAATTGGATTGGGATTAAAACAAACTAAGTCCGGCAAGGCGTATGTGCGTTGGGAGACGGTTTCTAAATATCTTTCCCAGAAAGTTGGGAAAGGCGATTTTATCACTGAACCTCAATTTTATAAGTTAGCAATCAAAGCTAATAACCCAGTTGCTGAGAAGTTCCAAGACTGGGTTACTCAAGAAGTACTACCAAGCATTCGGAAAACTGGTGGCTATCAGGTAAAGCAAATGACACCAATGGAATTGTTGGAAACACAGTATGAAGCATTGAAAGAAGTAGATGCTGCTCAAAAAGAATTGCGAAATGAATTCACTGATCTAAAAGAACAATTTGGATTACCAAATGATTTTAGAAAGCGATTCACAAAAGCTCGAAACAAACGAGTGATTGAAATCATGGGTGGATATTACGGCACAGCATATGGGAACAAAAAATTACGCAGTGCGGTTTATAGAGAGTTGTCAAACTATGTGAAGGATCGTTTTCAAATTGGAGAATACGCAAACTTGCCACTATCAAGATTTGATGAAGCAATGCGATTGATTGGAAATTGGCAACCAAGCGAGGTTACTTCCTTAGCAATCGAAGGAGCTAATCAAACCGTATTGGAGGTATAGGCATGGCCTTTCTGGAGGAAAGAATCCAATCTCTTGAAGATCATTCACGACGGCAAGATGAACTCATTGATGAGTTGCTTAGAAAACTTGATGAAAACAATCAAGGCGAACTACTAAGTATGGAGCAAGCCTATGTCAAGTTAACTGGAAACAAACATGTAACACCATCGGCACATAGCCAGTACATGAATAGCCTTGTAAAACGGGGACTCATTCATAAAGTTATGATTGGTGGCCGACCCAAGTATGATCCAAAAGAATTGGACGAACTAATCGAAAAGCGCAAAGTAACAGGCAGATTTATCTAGGAGGTAAAAGATGTTTGGAATGATGATGTTAATCCTAGCTGAGCATTGGTATCAGATATTACTCAGCTGGATAGCGATAATGCTAACAATCTTGGTGTTAGCAAAGCATGGCAAGATGCTTTGGAAAGTTATCCGGGGTTTGATTTTGATGTTTAGCTGGGTGCTAATTTGCTTGGTTGATGGAAAGGCTCAGGCAGACAAGATCAAATCTCATAAGCCTAAGCAACAAAGTGGAGTAGCACGAATTAACCAGGCAAATTAAAGAAATCGGAGTTGATAAATAGTGGATATACCAAATGCATTTGTTGATCACATCAGTTTTATAAAAGTTCTAGCTATTGCTGGAATTTTAGGAATGACTGATGAGAACTTAGCCAAAGAAATTGGTACAGAACCAAGTGTAATTAAAATGTTTCGTAATTTTAGATCAGATATTTTGGTAGCTCCATGGCTGGCAAATAATATCGCACATTTTTTATACAAAAATAGCCATCTACTCATTGGAGTGAGTGATGGCTTGGGTAATTAGATTTCGACTTCAAATTACCCTTCAAGATTAACATAGGGAGGCACTGTATGCCAAATGACTGGATAGATCCACCAGATGATGAAACACCTTGGGGCTATGACTTCGAGGGTGACGAAATCTATTTAGGAGACAGAATTGTGGAAATAGATGGTGAGTACATTCCACTAGAAAAGTCTGAAACATGGATAAAAAACAACGGTTACAAAGTTAATACGGAGGAAAGACAATGACAGAGACATTCAATATTTCAAAAACTGCATCACAACAATTAGTTGCCAACTCAGTAACTAAAGATTTTCAGGATCTAGTTGAAGCACAAGGCTTTAAAGTACCTGACGGGTACCATGTTGCAAATGCACTACAAGAGGCGGTGGCAACATTGCCAACGGTAAAGGGTATTACCAGCGTATCGGCAGATTCAATCAAAAAGACATTGTTTGACATGGTTGTACAGGGGCTAAGCCCGGCAAAGACTCAAGTTTATTTCATTGCATACGGTAATCAACTACAAATGCAACGATCATATTTTGGAACACAACAAGTTCTAAAACGTTTGAAAGATATCAAGGATATTCAAGCATATGTTGTACGCAAAGATGAAGAATTTGATGTTGATTACGATGAGAATGGCGGCTTGATTGTCAAAGCACATCACACTGATTTCATGAAGCTAGATAACGAAATTGTCGGAGCCTATGCAGTAATTACTAAGGCTGATGGGGAAAAGCAATACGAGGTCATGACTAAGAAACAAATTGATACATCATGGGGACAAGCAAGGTCTACCAATGTTCATAAAAAGTTCCCTGAAGAAATGGCAAAACGTACGGTTATCAACCGAGCAGCTAAGAATATTATCAATACTTCAGGAGATGACGATAATTTGATTGCAGCGATTAATAGCACCACGGCCAATGAGAATAATTATGATGACGAGCCTAAAGATGTAACGCCAGCACCAAAGCAAAATGCCTTGTCTCGCATGGCTAAGGTTGCTGTAAAGGAACCAGAAAAAATTAAACCAGAACCTGTTGAAGAAGTCAGTGAACCTGAGCCAGCACCAGCTGAAAAGCAGAACGCTATAAGCGACGCAGAATTGCCGTTTAACGACGAAACGGCCCAAGTTGAAGAATTACCCGAAGAACTAGTTAAAAGCGCACTTGAGCAAGTAAATAGCGAGAATACGGTAGTAGAAATAAAACACTGGTTAGATCAACACCATATGTTGTATCAACAGAGCGCAACTAAAGCCCAATTGCTAGAACGAGTAGCAGATTACTTGAATGATCAAGAGACGAACCCTGATGAAGAGATTGACATGGGTGACACGCCTTATCAACCAGATGAGTTTTGGGGATAAATAATGGCAGAAGAATTAGATTATTACGACCCAAGAGAAGCGTATATTCACATGCACGCATCTACTTTCAAGAACTTCTTGTTCAACGGGGAATCAGAAGCATTAGCAAATATGGCAGGCACTTATAACATCTTTGATGACGATAAAGCCTTGCTAGTAGGTAATTTCTTACATTCGTATTTTGAAAGCCCACAAGCTCATCAAGCGTTTATTGATGAACATCCTGAAATCATTTCACAACGTGGCAAAACAAAGGGTGATTTAAAAACTGAATTCAAAGTTGCTCAAAAAATGATTAAACGTATTGAAGCTGACCCAGTCATTATGGCGCTAGTAAATGGCGCCCTGAATAAAGAGTACGTTATTGATGGCTCAATAAATGGGGTTGATTGGCGAGGCAAGCTAGATGCGGTCAATTTAGAAGAACAATATTTTGTAGATTTTAAAACAGTTAGATCACTCAAGGAATCTCATGGCTTGGTAGGTGGCGAATGGTCTGACTATTACAACGAGTACGAGAACTTTTTCATCAGTAGGGGCTATCACATTCAAATGGCAGCGTATCAAGAAATGTTGCATCAAATGACTGGCAAAGAATTTGAAGTCTACATTGTGGCAGTCAGTAAAGAAGATGAGCCATTAGCCGATATTTACAAGATTGAGCAGGAAACATTGGATCGTGGCATGCGTGAAATTTTAGCAAACCAAGACCATATCGTCAGGCTAATCAATGGCGAAGAGGAACCGGTTCAAGCAAAAACATATAGTCGATTGTATCGATCAACATATCGTGTTGATCCAGAAAATGTAGGAGTTTTGTAATGGATTTATGGGGGAAAATTACAGCGATAAAGGGTAATCAAGTAGTTATCACGCTTGAAAATCGTGAAGAGTTGGCTAATTTATCCCTATTCACAACTGCAGAGCAACCACAAGTAATTGTGGACGTGCAAGATGAACGGTATTTAAGTAAAATGCAGCGCAAAAAAGCGTACGCAATAATTGCAGAAATTGCTAGATGGTCAGGAATGTTTCCAGAAGAGTGTAAAGAATGGATGAAGTATTACTTCACTGCTGAAACAGGTAATCCATATTTCAGTTTTTCTGACACGGATATGACCACGGCCAGACGATTTATCACATTTCTATTGGACTTTGCGATTAGAAACAAAGTGCCGATGAAGCATAGCGGTATGACCTATCAAGACGATTTGGATATGTACATGTATATGTCATTAAAACATCGGTCATGCGTAATTTGTGGCAAAGATGCGCAGATACATCATATCGACACTGTTGGAATGGGTAATGACCGTAAATTGGTTGATCATCGACGCAAACATTTAATTGCTTTGTGTGAAGAACATCATGAAGAGACACATCGAATTGGCTGGCCAACGTTCAAATCTAAATATCATGTCAAAGGCATTTTATTAGATTCGCAAACGCTAAATCAGCTCGGAATTATGACTTATAAACGAATGAAGGAGATTGATGATGATACGGAGAGAACGACGTAAGAGTAATTTCAGTCAGATACCGAATTCAACTTTACGGGATGTAAACATATCAAACAGCGCATTTAGGTTATTAATGTACATGCTTTCGATGTCGGATGATTGGATATTCAGGAATAGCAAAATTGCAAAAGACCTAGGGCACAATGCTCGTTGGGTATCAAATAATATTTCTGAACTCGAAAAATCCGGCTATATAACTCGCAATAGGGTTAGAAATAAGCGTGGCCAAATCATTGAATGGGAGCGAATTTTACATGAATCACCACATGTCGCAAAAGGGACATCTGGTAAACGTTGATTTGACGGGCTTAGCCACATGTCGCAAAAACGACATGTAGTAAAAGGACACCCTAAGAATATCAATATTATAAGAATATCAATTATTAAAGAATAACAAGCGGTTGTTAGCTAGAGTGAGTCTCATCTCATTAGTAACTTTTATACGTTCACTCGCTAACAAAAAGGATAAATAAAATGATTAATCAAAAACAAATCATGATCGAATGGGAAAAAGCAGAATTACCACGAAATGATAAGACCTATGGGGATATTTCAGCCATTTATAGCGACTTATCTAGTAATGCTGATAATGAATTAGAAGCCAATAAGATGTTTATTCTCGCAATCCGTAAAGCTGCAATGAACGGAGCAAGTACAGGGTTATCCGTTCAAAACAATGTTAGCAGATGGTTAAACGCTGGAGCTACTAATGCAGAGGCAGTTGGAAAATATGAAGATGATTTACAACGAAGGAGACAAAAAGGGCGTTTTGGTCAGCCAATCAAACAAGAAAGCAAAGTCTTAGTACCAACAAGCGATGAAATTAAACAACAAAATGAACGTTGGGCCAAAGAACTTGGCTATGAGAATATTGAGGCAATGGCAAAAGGCACCCATGACATATTTGTAAATTTAAGGAAAACTCGTGCAGAGCGATTGGCAAATAAACCTAAAACTGGGTTAACAGCCAACGGTAACCGAGTATTAAAGAGGTTTTAATGGCAAAGATAGTAATTCCATTGAGTGCATTTATTCTGCCCATGAAAAAGAAAGGCAAGATGCAGTTAGTAAAAATGACCCTAAACAATTGGATCATGCTACACGGTATGAAAGCAGGTCGAATGATTGCCAACAAACGCAAACATCAGATACAAGAAAAAATCATACCACTGGTTGACCAGAGAATTGTTGACGGTCTTGACCCAATTGGCAAACATACGAAATTTCATTTTGAGTGGTACTTTCCTGACAGACGAACAGACTTAGACAACTGGACTTTTACGCACAAATTCATTTTTTACGCCTTTCAGGCCAGTTCAGTCCGGGGTCGGGTATTTATGCCAAACGACAATTTAAACTTCGTGGTGGCCACGTATGACGATTTTATGGGGGTTGATAAGGACGACCCAAGAGTTGAAATAGATTGGAACAGCGAAAATGGGTGAAAAATACGAAAGACAATACACAGAGTTTGAGTGTCATCTCACGCAAGGCTGGTCGATTGAAAAAATCGCCAAGCATATGGGGATGAGACAAGAAAGACTGAAAAGTGGTGATTATCTGGTCCGCTATCGTAAAGAACACGGTATAGCACAATCGAGGCCAAAAAATGAATTTAAAATTGATACCAAGAAGATGTTTGAGTTAATTCACATACTTGAAGCACGGTACGACATTGATAGCTGGGAGAATGGCTACAAAATTCATTTTGATGATGACCATGTGCCAGATTATGATCCAGAGATGATTGAACTCAGAAGAGTAGTTAACGGTAAATAAACCAACAGCCAAGGGTGAAACGACTGCGAGCCCGTATAGAAATGAAAAATATTGCACCAGGAAAATTAGCAATGCTCCTCATAGCTTTGTTAACAGTTATTGGAGTGATTTGCGAAACCATAATTGAGGTGGTGGGCTAATGAAGCAGAACAAAGTAGATACTGATGAAACAGTAATTCAAAAAGATAAGAGTACCATTCGTGGTGAACATGAGCTAGATGCTCTAGTTCGTCAAGCAATTATTAATATCAAGACGAAACACGATAAAGAGTTGGACCGCATAAGTGAAGATTTGACATTCACAATGGTTGCGCTATGCATTGTAGCCGTATTGCTACTCATAACAGCTATCTTCCTGATATTTGTAATTAATCGGGTGGGGTTATGACGACAACTGTAATTGGGTTATTAATAATTTTGTGCATGGTGCTAGGCATAATTCTAGTACTGATAGTTAGTAAATTAGGAGGTATGTGGTGATGGATAAATTCATTACATTGGTATTCTTCCTAATGCTAGTAGCACTAGTAGTAATGGAGTATTTACTATCATGAGAACATACTACTATTTCAGAGACGCAAACGGCTGGTTCAAAGAAAATTACACGATTCAAGGTAAATTATTTTGGACCAGGACATCAGACATCCGAGAGGCGTATAGGACTGATAGTGATTGGCTATACGACAAGGTTATCAGCAAGGAGTTATCGAGCAGTTTCTACTGGAAAGAAAGACGTGATCATTATCAAAAGTTGATATAAGAAAAAGTCGTTAAACGTTTTGGTTTAGCGGCTTTTTAGTGTGTAAAATGTTTATGATCTATTTATAACGTGCGCATTGATTTTTTAACGTTGATGACATTGTTGCTGAGAGATACCTACTGGTGTGATGAAGTCATAAGTGCAAAAATCATAAATTTTATGTGAAAAATTTTCAAAACAAAAAAATGATATACTTATTGAATATGTATAACTAAAAGAGGAGTTTGGGCATGGCAACTTTGAAACCTGAGGATGTTATTAATAAGATGTTTTATCGTCTTTCACCCAATGAAAGACAAAAAGCGGAAACTGCTAATTTATTAAAAGACTTAATCACAGACATTAAGATTGAAAATACTGAAGAAACTAATAAAGGATATATTAGAGATTTTTTGAGGGGGATTGGATTTCAACGAGAAGGATACAAGGTAAATGCAGAGGGACGCATTGACCTATCAATTTCCAAATCAAATGTAAATTATGTATTGTTAGAGACTAAAAAATTAGGTTCTCCGGACATGGTATCAGAGAATAATTTGAATCATAAAGCTTTGCACGAATTAATTCTCTATTTTATGAGAGAACGGATTACAGGTGGCAATACCAAGATGACCTATCTGATTATTACGGATGGTATTGAGTGGTTTGTGTTTGATGCGGTTTTATTTAATAATCTTTTTGCTAAGAATAAACAATTTGTCAAAGATTATATTGACTCACAAGTTGAGCAAGCAACATTAGATGTAACGACAGCAGATTTCTATCAAAATATTGCTGCACCTTTCGTGGCTAAACATGAAAAAGAATTAGAATACGTTTACCTGAATGTCAAAGATATATTTCAAAAAAACAAAGAAATAAATAAAACAAAAGCAAGGGGATTCGTAAGACTGCTTGCTCCTGAAACATTAATGAAACGGTCATTTGTTGCCGATTCAAATATTTTAGATAAAACATTTTATGATGAATTGTTGTATATTATGGGACTTCAAGAACGTTCAGATGAAAAAGGAATTGAGAGAGTCCCAAAATCGAAACGTCAATCCGCTTCATTAATCGAACTTGTTTATGAGGCATTTGACTCATCAGATTATCGTTTTGATAATGATGAACAAAAATTTGATTATGCGATTAACATTGTGTCTACATGGGTTAATAGAATTTTGTTCTTGAAACTACTTGAAGGTCAATTGATTAAATTTAATAATGACAATAATGAATTTAAGTTTATGTCTGATGAAAACTTAAGTAATTTTAATAGAGTTAATGAATTGTTTTTCGGTGTTCTTGCAAAACCTGTCAATAAGCGTGGAAGTTTGACCGAACGGTACAAGCATGTTCCTTATCTTAACTCATCTCTTTTTGAAAAATCAGTTACTGAATCAAAATTAGGCATTAAACCTTCAGATTTATCTGATGATGAAGAATTGAAGATTAGGGATAGGTCAATCTTAAGTAAGCGTGTGTCAAAAGGTACCAAGGCTTTACCAACACTTAAATATATACTTACATTTTTAGATTCGTATGCATTTAATACAGACGGAAAATCGACTAATAATGATCGATTAATCAATGCATCTGTATTAGGGTTAATTTTTGAAAAGATAAATGGATATAAAGATGGATCATTTTATACGCCTGGATTTGTAACGTCTTTCATGACTCAAAAGGCAATAGATAATGCCATTATCAACAAGTTTAAATCTGAAGGATTCAAAGTGGATTCTATCGATGACATTGCTGAAATCACTCCAGAAAATAAAGAAGATGTATTACGTGTGTTGCGAGATTTTAAGCTGGTTGATCCGGCTGTTGGATCAGGACATTTCTTAGTTTCAGCTTTAAATTATTTAGTAAAACTACGATCTAAATTACGGCTACTACCTGCGGAAATACGAATGGATGTGAACATTGAAGTTGAGAACGATGAACTTGTTGCAATTATGCGTGATGAGGGAACTTATTTTTCTTACACACGTGGTTCTAAAATGAGACAATCAATTCAAGAGACACTGTTCAAGACTAAATTGGATATTATTGAGCATAACTTGTTTGGGGTGGATATTAATCAAAATTCGGTTAATATAACTCGGCTACGTTTATGGATTGAATTATTGAAAAATTCATATTACGAGAATGACGGGAATCTTCGAACTATGCCAAATCTTGAAATGAATATTAAAGCAGGAAATTCAGTAGTTTTTAAATATGGTCTAGATAGAAATCTTGGAGATGTGACAGCCCATACTGACTTAACAGTTTCCGAATTTAAGGAATTAGTCCAAGAATATCGAAATACAGATGATAAAGAAGCAAAGAAAAAGATAGAATTTGCAATCAAAGAATTTAAAAATCAAATTATCAATCGAATTCTGGATAGTGGTGAGTACACAAAAATTCGTAATCTATATCAACAAAAAAATGAATTACAAGATGCTATTCCGTTATTTGAAACAAAAGATCAACGTGAAAAACGTAAACAGAAAATCAAAAAATTAGACAAGCAGATTGCTGTAAAAGAGGTTCTTTTAAAAGAAGTCAATGATGCACCACTATTTGCAAACTCATTTGAATGGCGATTTGAATTTCCAGAAGTTCTAAATAGCAAAGGTATATATACAGGATTTGATTTAGTCGTGGCAAATCCGCCATATATTGGAATACAAGGACATAAAGAAATTTTTGATGCTGTTGCAAAAACTGATTTTGGTGCTCAATGGGCACACGGTAGAATTGATTTTTTCTATTACTTTATTCACTTGGCAATTGATTTGTTAAATAATAATGGGTCACTTGCATTTATTACTACGAATTACTGGTTAACTGCAACAGATGCTGCAGGACTACGAAATGATTTGATTGATCGAATGCATTTAACTGATTTATTGAACTTTAAAGAATTTAAAATTTTCAGCTCAGCGCTTGGACAACATAACGTTATTACTTTCGCAACTAAAGCACCATATAATAATGATATTAATACATTGGTAACAAATGAAACTGGATCAGCACACAGCGAGAAGTTTGAACAAATTGTTAGCGGAAACAGTTCAATTACTGATTATGGAAATGTTTCACAAAATGATATTCAGGATAGTAGTACTGGTTACTTCATATTAGAATCAGCTTCACGCAACGTATTGATAAACAATTTATTAAATAAAATAAATAATCACAAAACACTTACTAACTACGCTGAAATTAGTTTGGGAATTACAACTGGGAACAATAAAGTTTTTATTTGGTCGAAAAAACAAATTGATGAACAAAAATTTAGTGAAAAAGAACAAGATTTATTTAAACCTTTAGTGAAAGGTAGCTCATTAACGGACGTAATTGAACCTTCGGAGCCCGACAGCTATGTTCTATATACTAATAAAAGAGTAGTGGAGTCAGATATACCAGAAGTTGTCAATTGGATTAGGAATAATCCATTGTATCCTAAAATTTTAAAATCTAAGGCAGGAGGAAGTATTCGAGATATAGACTTGGTGCGTTCAAGAGAGCAGTGGAGGTTTGAAAATGAATTAACAATTTATTTCCAAAAACGTTCTAAAATCCCAAGATTTACACTTAACAATCATAGATATTACATAAAGGATGATTCCTACTGTATAACTTTGAACAATGAATATAGAAAAAATCCAGAATATTCTTTGGAAATTTTAACAATTTTAAACTCAACTTTGACTCATTTTTGGCTAGTAAAACTGGGTCGAAAAAAAGGGAAAACTTTGGAATTATATCCTGAGGTTATTCGTACTATTCCAATACCTGACATAATTTCGATAGATGAATCTGATATAACTCAAATAAACAATGCGATTAAAAATGGAACTTTACTTAGTTTAGCAGATACATTTGTTATGAAATGGTTTAATCTTGATAGCGAAGATATTTCAACGATGAAGAAATATATCTCAGACAATCAATAATTTTAAAGATAAGCTTTGAAATAAATGTTGGTAGCAGATTATTCAAGAAAAATTTCGAATCCTAATATAAATAAGTAGCCGCTACATACTGTGTAGCGGTTTTATTTCACCTATATATTCCATTAAGGAATATATTGATTAAGTGCTATAATCATGGAATAACAAGGTGCTTGGAGGTGTGCATATGGCGGATAAATTAGATCATTTATTAAGTGATTATTTTACAGGTAAATTAGACGTGGCTATTCAGTTACGCCAAATGGAATTAAATTACAGACATGACACACCAGATGAGAATATCGGTGGTGGCCGGAAACAAAATGATTACAACAATGTTGTTGAATCACGAATGATCCATGAACAAAACGATCCTGAATTGAAACGGCTGCGTTATCAGAAGTCAGTTATCAATATGATGTTTAATTGCCTAATTAAAAGCCACCAAGATGTACTGATTGACAAGTACGGTAATAAAAAAGGCTGGGTGACGATTGGCATGGATAATCACATAGATGAACGCACTGCCAGAGAGTGGCGAGATGATTTTAAAGACGGCATTAAAGGCTATCTTTACACGACGTTTGATATCACCACCCGTTTTAGAACCGTTTACGCCCCAGTTTAGACCCGATTGAATACCAAAAATAGCAAAAAATACAGGCATAATTAGTATTGTGGAACACTTTAAAAAAGCAGTGTACGTAAGATCCTCTTTACCAAAGTTAACCCCTATTTTTGTTCCACATAGACTAGACGTACATGAATGTTGTCTAGTCTTAATTGCCGCAATGAGCATCGGAAGCTCGCCTGTCTCATAAGCAGGAGGTTGTTGGTTCAACTCCAACTGTGGCAATTTAGCGGAAACGCTGTTTTTTTATTTAAATGCTAATTAGAGGTATTGAAATGGATATTAAACAAATACCAATTACGGACGTGGTGCCGTATAACAAGAACCCACGAAACAATGACGGTGCAGTTGAAAGCACAGCAAATTCTATTAAGGAGTTTGGCTGGCAGCAACCAATCGTGGTGGATAAAAACAATATCGTTATTGTCGGACATACCCGATTAAAGGCTGCTGAAAAATTAAAGCTAGACACAGTGCCTGTATTAGTCGCTGATAACTTATCAGAAGAGCAAGTAAAAGCTTATCGACTGGTTGATAATAAGACCGGTGAGTTAGCTGACTGGGATATGGCTCTGTTGAACGAGGAATTAGAAGGTATCGCAGAATTAGATATGGATGATTTCGGGTTTGAACTAGCAGAAGATGCAGAAGAAGTGGTAGATGATGACTTTGATGTAGAAGTACCAGATGAACCTACATCAAAGCTCGGACAAATCTATCAATTGGGTAACCACCGACTAATGGTTGGTGACAGTACCGACACAAAGCAAGTAGAAGCGCTTATGGGCGGACAACAAGCAGATCTATTAGTTACAGATCCACCATACAATGTTGCCCTTGGTATGGGTGGTTCGGTTGATGAAGCTAGAAAACGTCACAGAAGAACTGATGGCTTAGTTATTATGAACGACAAAATGGAGGATTCTAAATTTAGAGAGTTCCTCGTTTCTGTCTATACAGCCGCAAAAAACAATATGAAGGCTGGTGCTTCATTCTATATTTGGCATGCTGATTCAGAGCGGTTCAATTTTGAAGGAGCAGCAAAGGATGTCGGCTGGCAAGTACGTGAAACTTTGATTTGGAATAAAAACTCAATAACACTTGGTCGCCAAGACTACCAGTGGAAACATGAGCCATGTCTTTATGGTTGGAATGAGGGTGGATCACACGCATGGTATTCAGACCGTAAACAAAGCACAGTACTTAATTTTGATAGGCCCACATCCAGCAAGTTACACCCAACGATGAAGCCAGTGCCATTATTTGATTACCAAATTAAAAATAGTTCAAAGCAGGGAGACCTTGTATTAGACCTATTTGGTGGATCGGGTACAACAATGATTGCCTGCGAACAAAACGGCCGCCATGCATATTTAATGGAATTAGACCCTAAATACACAGACGTAATCATTACTCGTTGGGAAGAGTTCACTGGTAAGAAAGCAGAGCTGGTACAAGAATAATAGATGTTTGTCACACAAGGCAGGAACAAAAACGTTTCTGTCTTTTTTATTTGGTTAGTAAGGAGGTGTACATGTGTCAACCGGACAGTACCAGAAGTGGCTAGAACCAGAGAATTTAACGTTACTTCGTGGCTGGAAAATGAAGGGGCTTACTGATGAACAAATAGCCCGTAATATAGGAATTGCAGCGCGAACATTAGAACGTTGGAAGGTGTCATATAGTCAGATACGTCATGCTTTAAAAATAGGAAAAGAACAAGCCAATTATGCAATCGAAAATAAACTGTTTGAGAAAGCACAAAAGGGCAATATTACTGCTATGATTTTCTGGTTAAAGAATAACTACCGAGAGAAATACACGGACAGTACTTTGACATCAGAAGAACGTCTAGCAAATGTGCAACGAACACGTAAATTAAAAGCTGAAGCTGATATAGCAGAGGCAAGAGCAGCCCGATTTGATAAGGATCAGTCGAGTGAAGAAGTAATACTAGCAAAGATTATGGACGCATTGGAGGTGGGTAATTTGAATGATGAAGAAGTTGAGTCTTAAAAGAGCTTATACACCTAAGCAGCGTAAAGTTCTAAAAATTGCTATGTCTGATGATTTCAGAACGCTGATATTAGACGGTGCCGTTCGTACTGGTAAGACGGTAGTCAATAATGATGTGTTTATGCATGATGTATTACGGGTAAGCCGTATTGCTAAGCGGAATAAAGATTTTAGCCCACAATACATCTTGGCTGGTTATTCTAGTAAGACGTTGGCTAACAATGTTATCAATGAATTAACAAAGAAATACGGTTGGGAGCCAAAGTATGACAAGCACGGTAGTTTTAAACTATTCGGTGTAAAGATTGTCGTTGCCTTTACGAATTCTGAACGTGGTGTTGGTGCCGTTCGTGGTATGACTGCTTATGGTGCTTATATAAACGAAGCATCCCTTGCTAATCGTGCTGTTTTTGATGAAATCTTGTCTCGTGCGTCAATGCCTCATTCACACATTTTGCTAGATACCAACCCCGATTCACCAACTCACTGGCTGAAAAAGGAATATATCGACAACAAGGATCCTGAAGCAGGCATTAAACGAGTACATTTTGTTATTGATGACAACACATTCTTGGCCCCTGATTACGTGAAGCATCTAAAAGCTGAAACACCAACGGGTATGTATTATGACCGTAAGATATTAGGCTTATGGGTCAATGGTGAAGGTGCTGTTTATCGAGACTTTGATGAGAAAAAGCATTTTATTACCAAAGATGAAGTGCCACCATTAACTAATTATTTTGCTGGCGTTGACTGGGGATATGAACATTCAGGTGTTATCCAAGTATGGGGTGAAACTGATGATCATAAATATTACTTAGTCGAAGAACATGCAGCGCAACATGAAGAGATTGATTACTGGGTCGATATTGCCTTAGATGTTAAGAAACGCTATGGTGACATCCCCTTTTGGTGTGATTCGGCTCGGCCTGAACATGTCGCTAGATTCATTAACGAGGATTTAGATGCACGCAATGCTGACAAAAAAATCATGAAGGGCGTGGAAGATGTCGCTAAGATGATTAAAGCCAATCGTTTATTTGTGGTTCGAACAGCTGCTAAAGAGTTTGAGAGTGAAATCTTTGACTATGTTTGGGATGAGAAAAAGGGCGTGCCTGTTAAAGAAAACGACCACGCAATGGATACCACACGTTACGCAATACATAACCATATCAGAGATGATAATGAAGTTGAAATTTTGGAGGGTATTTTCTAATGACGATAAATTTTAATAGTGATCGGTTGTCGTCTGACGAAAACCATGTCTTTTATTCTGAAAGCATTGGGGATGACTTGCCAGTTGAAACTGATGTGAATGAGCTGATTAGTATTCATGCTAATCGACTGAACAACCGATACAACCGATTAATGAATTATTATTTAGGCAAGCACAGTATCATCCGTAAACTAGCCAAGGCAAAGGGCAAGCCAGATAACCGATTAGTCATTAACTTTGCAAAAGAATTGGTCGACAATGAAGTTGGGTTCTTTGCTGGAACGCCAGTGAAGTTTGATTATGACGACAATGGTCAAGAGAACAAGGAACTTGATCAGCGAATTGCTGATTTTGTTGCGATTAATGATTTAACCGACACGATTGCAGAGTTGGCCAAGCAAGTTGATATTTTTGGTCGGTCATATACGTTGCTTTATCAGGATGAAGATAGCAACACCAGAGTGGCACCAATCGACCCACGCAATGCTTTTGCGGTTTATGGTACACAAATTGGTGCACCCATTGAATATGCCGTGTATTACACGCAACGACAACACAATGGCACAATCAGTGGTACGCTGTACACAAAACATTCAGTAGTAACGTTCCATGGTAGTGCATCAGCTGGTATTCAGTACGATGAAGTAACTGATAACCTATTCACTAACGTGCCGTTGGTTGAATTCTTTGCCTCGATTGAGCGACAAGGACTATTCGAGCAAGTAATTAGTTTGATTGATGCTGTAGACATGGCAATGAGTAATAAGGGTAACGACATTGATTACTTCAGCAACACGATTATGAAAGTAGTCAATGCTAAAATCAAAAAAGAAACGGTTGATGAGATGATTGATAAACGATTAATCAATGTGCCGTCTGTTGATGCAGATAGACCAGTTGATATTGATTTTCTCAACAAACCCGATGCTGATTTAATTCAGGAACATTTTTTAGACCGTGCTATTGATGCCATTTATACCAAGTCAAACGTTGCTAATTTCAATGATGATGTGTTTGGTAATGCATCCGGTACGGCATTAGAGTTTAAGCTGCAGTCGATGAGCAATGCAGCAAATATGAAAGAGCGGAAGTTCAAGTTAGCAATTAGGCAGCTATTTAAGTTAGCCTTTGCGATTGGTGCAACTTTGCCGCTTGATATGACTGGTGAGTTAGCTAAAAACGTCAAAGCAACGTTCAAACGGACAGTTCCCCATAACGTCCAAGATGAAGCAACAACTGCTAAGACATTGCTTGATGTGGTTGACCGTAAGACAGCTATTTCTGCTATTTCAACAGTTGATGATCCTGATGCCGTTATTAAGGCACGGGATGAGGAGCAACGCAACAATGCTAACAATGCCTTAGCAAGTCTAGAGAATGTCAGCGAGAATGATTTCAAAGGTGGTGACAAGTAATGCGAGACATTGACGAAAAGCACCACATGCTAGAAACCATGAAGCAAGATTATGACATCAACGTTGGCCTTGAACGGGCAGCAGACAAGTATATCAAACGAATTAGCGCTGAATTAAGCGCTTTTTTTGTTGCTCATGAAAAAGATGATCATATCGACACGTCTATCTTACGTAAATCGCCCACAATTCACGATTTAACGCAGTTAAAAACGTTGGCTAAGGAATTATCCAAGATTAACGAAATCAACGTTAAAAAGCGAAAAATGATGTATTTAAGCATGGGTACGACTGACATGGAATTGTATTTGCAATCATTAATGGGTTTGATGATGTTACCAATGGCTAATCAGGCGTTTCAACTCATGGAAAAGACGTTGTTAAATGAGTTTCGTGACGAATATCAACGCCAATTAGACGATTTGGGTATTGATAAACCATTGACTATGGCAAAAATGCGGGAATTGTCTCATCAAGCGTTTGACAATAAAAAGCCCGTGAATGCGTTCTGGCAGTCGTTTGATAAGATACTGGCTAACTTATCGGTTGAGTTAATTAAAGCCGTCCAGCAAGGTGTCAGTGCGAAAGATTGGGCAAAGATTGTCGGAGGTAGGTAGTGATGAGTGAAGATAAATACGATAACTACACCGATGATGATTTTCTGGTTGATCTAAATGCTTATGCTGATCAACGAGATGCTGAACAAGCAGAAGATAATGCTGAATTAAAGCAACATCTAGGTGAAATGGTCGGTGGTTTCCTTGGTGTTTGGTGGTATTTGCGAGCGTTTGGTGCTGCTTCATCTCGCAATATCCGGACTTATGCTGCAGTTGTTGATAAAAAGGCTAAACTAACAGCTTGGGAAACGGCTGATGACCAGATTAACCAGGAGCATCCCCATTTTCAGAGCAAAGTCACGATCATGAATGAATTTGGCGCTTGTAGTAAGTGCTTGCCATATCTCGGCAGTGACTACACATTGGCAGAAGCTAAGAGTTTAGTACCGTTTCATTACAACTGCCGCTGTACTATTGTGAGAGATACGAGTGACTTTGATTCCGTGATTGCTGGTACAGCTGCTGGATTATTAACACGCAAGGAAGATAACCAACCAGATAGTAATCCAATCACAGATAGGGAACTACAAGATGCATCAGAATGGTTTACATCAACAGGCGGACTTATTATAACTGATGATGAATCTGTCAGAATGTTGGATTATTTTGGTATTGAGGCATCTGCTCATGATGGGTACACTATTTCACTTCGCCCAAATCCTAATCGAGCAGCAGTTTATGAGGAGCTTTATCACGCAAAGCAATATCGAGATGGTATAATTACAGATGCAGGAGAGTCTAGATTAAAAGCTGAAATAATGACTCAACATTATTTGTTAGATAATGCAAAAATGTTGAAACTATCCGACTATGAAATAATGGTCACAAGAAAAGCACTCAATGATTGGGAGGCAGATTTAAATGAGTTTTACAATAAAAACGGTATTTCCAATCGCTGGCAATACGGTCATTGAACTTAACGATATGCCAACCATTTCGTTGGGGCAATTTGTTACTATTGATGATACAAAGGCAAAGGTTGTTGGCATACCGATGTTACCATCTGGAAAATATGCAATTGAGGTTGATAAACCTATTAATGTCGGGCAAAAATTATATTTATAAAAATCTACTAAAACGCTTAGTTATCACAACTAGGCGTTTTTATTATGCCCAAAACGTGCTTATGGCTTAAAACTGTGCAAGGAAATATAGGCGACGGCCTTAAAACGGAGGTAAAAACATGGCTGAAGAGAATAACGGTGTACAAGGACAAGCACAAGGGCAACAAGGTGCTGCTGCAGATGGTAATGACGTGACTTTTACAGAGGAGCAACAGGCGCATGTTAATGCAATGATTGCTGATCGTCTGTCTCGTGCTGACAAGTCCAATGAATCAAAGCTGCAAAAAGCGCTTGCTGATGCTCGTGCTAAGTGGGATGAAGAGCAAAAAGAAGCAGCTGACATTGCATCAATGTCTGATAAGCAACGTCAAGAACATGAGCAAGAAAAGGCTAATGAGGCATTGACTCAAGCACAAGCTGAGGCGGATAAGTTACGTGCTGAATTAAATCATACCAATATGGTGAATGAGGCAAGTAAGATGTTGGCTGATAAGGGCTTTACGGCTGATGAAGAGACATTAAACTTTGTTGTTCGTGACACGGCAGAGGATACGACACAAGCAGTGACGGCATTTGCAAAACTTGTTGATGACAAAGTGGAAGCTAAGCGACAAGAAGCTTTGCACGGCCAAACACCCAACAATGCGAGTGCCAGTCAAGGACAGGGTAAGTCCTTTGGTGCACAAATGGCTGAAAAGTCTAACAGTCGTTCTCTCAGCGGTGTTGCTGATGATTTCTTTGGCACAAAAGCCAAGTAAAAGGAGGATATACGCATGAAGTATACGAAAACTACTGCTGATCAAATTAATTGGTTAGCATCGACACATTTGCAATCATTTACTGAATCAGCTGATGCTGAATACGTAAGTGGTGCGGTGTTTAAGAAAGACAACGTGGCGATCGGATTGGTTCTAAACGATGTTAAGGGCTCAACTGATGATCCAATGCCTGCTGCAGTAATGGTTGAAGGTTGGGTACTAGAAGATCGTTTGCCTGCTGCATTGTCTGCTGACGACAAAACAGCCTTGAAAGCTGTCGGAATTAAATTCCGTGGGGATGTTCCTGCAGCTGCAACAGCACCATCGGAAGGATAAGGTAATTTAAATTATGGCAAGTATTTTTGATTTATTTCCACACCAAGATATCTTGGACTACACCAAGGTGGTGACAACTCCTAATTTGCTAGGAGCGGAATTATTTCCAGCACGTAAGGTGCAATCAAACGATATCAAGATTTTAACATCAGGAACTAAGACACCAGTCATTGCTCATGTTCATGCATTTGATACTGAAGCAGAACTTGGTGATCGTACAGCGCAAGTATCAGAAACTGAACCATTCTTCCTAAAGAAGAAGTTTGCGCTTAAAGAAGATGATTTGGTTAAGTTACGCAACCCACGTACGCCTGCAGAACAAGCTTATATTCAAGGGACTGTTTATGACGACATGGGTAACTTGATTAAGTCACTGGATGCCGCTACTGAATTAATGCGTATGCAAGCTTTGATGTCAGGTAAGATTACCGTTAAAGATGCTCAAGGTGGCTCATATAAGGTCGATTATGGTATTGGAGCTGATCATAAGGCCTCTACTAACTTCGCTGATGAATCAGTAGACCCTATTGAAACGATCTTGGCATGGGCCGATAAGGTTGATGTTGCGCCAACTCGTGCAATTATGTCTACAAAGGCGTTAATGGCATTGCGTAAGAACCCACACGTTGTTGCTGATATCTTTGGTTCAAACAACGGTCGTACAGTGTTGCAATCTGACTTGGATGCATTTATGCAAGCTAATGGGTTGCCAGTATTACGTGCTTATCGTGGTAAGTATGCTGATACTGATGCAAAGGGTAAGCGTACAGTTTCAAACTATGTTGCTGATAATCAATTCGCAATGTTTGCTGATGGAACTGTTGGTGAGACAGTTTATGGTGTTACTCCTGAAGAGTCTCGTGCCATTGCTGATGGTGCTGTTCAAGCTTCACAAGTAGGTAACATCTTTACTGAAATGTTTGACGAAACCAATGACCCAATTCGCACGATCATTAAGGCATCAACTATGGTTGTGCCGACGCTTGCTCAAGCCGACAATATTTTCCAAGCCACTGTTTTGTAAGGAGGTGGGCTAAATGGATACAGTAACTGATCAAAATACAGTTGCAGAAATTAAGGCGTATCTAGATGCACACAATATCGCTTACTCTTCTAGCGCAACTAAAGCTGATTTGTTGGCATTAGTGTCCGCACAAGAAGATGGCGCAGAACCAACTGATACAACTAGCGAAAAGCCAACTGATGATACCGATTCTGGGGATGAATCAACTGAACCAGATCAACCAGCAGAACCAATTAAGGTATCGTCGTTTGACCTCGATAAAACGTTATTATCTGGTGAAGTTGGCGGCACTGAAGTCGTGACTTTGTCAAATATCCAACCGACGAATGCTACCGATAAGACGGTCGGGGCAGTTTTGGATGACGGTTCAATTGTTAGCGTCCAGGACAATGGTGATAGCACATACACCGCTAATTTCTTATCTGCTGGATCAACGACCATTCATTGGAAATCTCGTGACGATGGTGCCACTCTTGCAGTCCCAGTAACTGTCACTAAATCAGTGCCAACTGCGCCTGAGTTGCAACCATGGGAGATTATGTTAATCAATCATGAGAGTGCACCTTATCCAGTACCTCCAACTGATACCTATACGGTTCAAGCTGGTGAAACGTTAGCAGATATTGCAACAGCACATATGATGAGTTTGGCACGATTGAAAAAGTTAAATGGCTTGACTATTAATGTATTGCCAGCTGGTCGTGTGATTCGTCTATCTTAGAAAGCGTGGTCATATGGTCGATGTTCAAAATGTGATTAAGCGTATTAAACGCAATACAAAGCTTGATGATGAAGAATTGCTCGCTGAAATTGCACAAGATGCTATTGGTAACGCAACAGCTGATGGTTTTACTGGATCAAAGCTAGAAATAGCTGCCGGTTGGTTAGGTTCCCATTATGCCTCACTGATTAGTGGGGCAAATAGCAATGTCAAAAAGCAAACATTGGCTGATATGTCCGTTGAATATCAAAGTAACGGTGGTTCATCAACTTATTTAGTTGAATATGAACGTATGCGGGACTTGTTAAATGGTGGATCTAATCAAGTGGAATTCATTTAGGATGTGAGCTTATGGATATTAGTTTTAGTACAGAGGTTGAATCGAATGTTGATGAGCTAGATGAGGCAATTGCTCGTTTAGAACAACTTGACGGCAAGACAGCTGAGGCAGGACTATTTGGTGGCTTTGCTGCTAAAAAAGCAACGTGGCAAGAATATGGGACGAGCAGGGGCATACCTGCACGTCCTTTTTTGCGCAACACCCAATACGAGAATGAAAATCAGTGGAGCCAGAAAACTGGTCAGGATATTATTCAAGTGTTTGAAGGTGGTTTATCAAGTAGCGCTGTATTGTCAAAACTTGGCATACTCATGGTTCAAGATATTCGTAAAACGATTGATGCTGGTGATTTTGCACCACTTAGCCCAGCCACAATTGCTAAAAAGGGCAGCAGTAAGCCGTTGGTTGATACTGGTGACATGTATGGTGCAATCACGCATAGGGAGAGTTAAATATGGCTTTTTATTTAGACATGAGCGCACTGATCGACATGTTTGGTACCAAATTAACGGTACTGACCAATAGTGATGATGGTGAATGGATAGACGGTATTTGGCATCAAACAGAAAGTAAAGAAATTGATTTGTACGAGCCATTCTTAACGTTCAATATCAACTCAACACTATTGTCTGGTCAATTAATGTCTGCAGAAACAGGAGAGTTTAGTACTGATAAGGCTTATTGGTTTTCAGAAAATGATTATGCCATCGGGACCAGGGTAAAACACAATGATGAGTTATATCGGGTTACTGGCAAGCAAGATTATAGTGATTATTCAAATATCCTGGAGTATGAGTTAAAGAAAGAGAGCCCAAACAATGAGCAAACTTGATGAAATCAATAGTTTTGATTATGCAAAGCTAAACAAAGTCTTTTCGTCAATTGCTACAGACAAGCTTGAACTGGTGTTGACTGAAGCTAATGGTGGTGGGCATCAACCTGAAGGTACCTTTATTTCATTCGACATCATCAGTCCATACATTCCCATTGATGAGTATTTTGATGTGACACAGAAAGAAGCGTTTGAAGCTGTTGTTAGTTTTACGTTGTTCGATATCAGTAAAACCAACGCTTTGTTTGCTGCACAAGCATGGCGTAAAACATTGACACAGTTTGATGTAGATATTCAGTTGCGACAACAAGGCATTATCATTGCGGAAATAATGCCTACTAATATCCGTTCTATTCCAGAACAAGTTTTTGACAAACATATGGTTGGCTTTGACGTTCGATTACGCTTACAAGAAACATATACAGATGACACCATTGATCCAATCAATGATGTGGAAGTAAAAAAGAGAGGTTAATTCATGGCAAATGAAAATTTGGACGTTCAAGTCATTTTGGACGTTATCAATCCTGCATCTCCAATCAATTTGGGGAATTTAGCGGTATACGTTGTGGCAGATACAGCCAATTCAGAAGAGGTACTGCCTGATACGCAATTACATTCAGCTGACGATATTGCAAACCTTGGTTTGGCAGTTAATGCAGCAACTGAAGCAGTGATCAATGCATACTTTGCACAAGAAAATCATGGTGATACAGTTTATCTTTACGGTATTGAATCATCTGTTGATCAATCAACGACTAAGGATAAGGTGCAAGGGACCTTAACTGACGGTTGGGAGTTTGCAACAATGATTTCGACAACATCATTAGATACAGTAGTGTTAACTAATGCTATTGAATCATATGGGCGTAAGTTAGCTGTATTGGGGATGGATATCAATCTATCAACAGCAAAGGTAAGTGATATTGCATCAATTACTGATGCACCGTTCTATGGAAACGAACGCACCATCGTGTTCATTGCCAATCGTGAAGCGGGCACTACTGAAAAGTACAAGAGTGTTGGGGCTTTGATTGGTGCACTAGGTAATTCGCAACCAGGTTCTATTACTTGGAAGTTTAAGAAGTTAAAGGGCATTACCGCTACCCAAGTTAACGGCACTGTCGTTGCTAAGGCTACAGAGATTGGTGCCGTGATGTACGTTTATAAGGCAGGCACTGCACAAATATCTGAAGGACTATCAACTGGTCTCGAGTACATTGATAATTTGCATTCAGATGACTGGGTACGTGCTGAAATTGAATCATCAATTCAAAACCTATTGCAAACAACTGATAAGTTACCATATGGGGCCCAAGGTATTGCACAATTGGAGGCTGCTGTCACAACTGTCTTGCGTACAGCAACTGAAAACGGTGTTGTTTTGGTTGACCCTGAAACAAACTCTGGCAAGTTCACTGTCACTGCTGGTTCACGAGAGGAGCAAGCAGCATCAGATATTGCTAGTCGTTCATATAAGGGCTTGTCATTTGATTACACTCGAGCTGGTGCAATTCATGATGTCACAGTCCATGGAACAATCGAAAATGTTTAGTGAGGTAATTAGAAATGGCAGATATTCCAGTTTATAATGCGAAAGATGTTGTTTTAACAATTAACAACATTGTTATACAAGGATTTCAAGATGGTGATATGATTTCCTACACAATTAAGGAAGATCGTGTACAAACAGAAGTTGATGCACAAGGTTACCCATCAATTGCAATCAACAACAACCGTTTGGGACAAATTACAATCAATTTGTCAGGTAATTCAGCATCACATAAGTATCTTAATAGCTTGGCTAATGCAAATAAGATTGTGCCAATTGTTATTAAGACAAAGAACGAAAAGATTACAGGTAATCAAGCAATCATTGCTAAGCCTGCTGACGGTCAATTTGGTAAGCAAACGCCTAAGCGTACTTACACGATTGAAGTCTTGGATATGGACGTTCAGGTTGTTGCTTAGATCATAAATTTTTAGGCGTTTAAGGTTCGATTCCTTAAGCGCTTTTAGTTTGCATTCGCAAACATAAACTTACATTTACACAGGGCTGGTGCCCATATTTTGGAGGATTTAAATCATGGCAGAAGAATTACAAGCAACTCAAGCAGCACAACCAACTCTCGCAGAACAAGTGCAACAGCAATCGGTACAAATTCCAGAGGTTGCTAAGCCAGTTTCAAAGTTTGGCCAACAAAAAGAAGTTGAAATTAAGCGTGCAGATGGTGGCGTTGATAAGTATCTATTGCAATATCCAGGTATTCGCAAGGCAATGGAAATTATTGATAATTCAACGATGCCTAATGGGCAATTAGCTCGTTCAATTTTTGCGGACCAATTGCTAGAGCATGTCGTTGTTCAACCAGCTAATTTATCACTGGATGACTTTGACGAACGAGAAGGGATTAATCAGTTGATTGATGCAGCTGATGAGTTTCTTGGCGAGCTCTGGAAGTAAAAAATATTTAAGTGATCAATTATTAGAATCTGAATTAGATAAGGAATGGCCCTATGTTTGGCCTGTTTATCAAGGTGTTGCGACTGCTGAAGAAGTCGACAAAGCAACACTTCAAAAGTTACAGTTTCTAAATGGATTAGCAGATAGGAAACAGGAATCATTAGCCAATGCGATTGCTATTGCAGTAGCTAATGTCATGTTTCCTAAAAACTAAGCACATATCGAAAGGGTGGTGGAATTAATGGGATATACCACGACAATTAAAGCGCAAGCTGAGGTTAGCGGACTTGGCGAGTTAAAAAAAGCCAGTTCTGCAATTAAGGAACTTAATGAAGCCGCCCGTGCACTTAGCTCAGTTCGTGCAACTAATATGTCATCAGGATTTACGAAAGTAATTTCTGAAGCAAATAAGGCAATTGAAGCATATAAGCGAGTATCAAGTGCAGCAAAAATAGTAGCAGAGGCACAAAAGACGGCCTCTGCCACTGATACATACAGTAAACAAGTCGCTGGAATCAACAAAGTAACAGATGCATACAAACGTCAAGGAACCGCATCTAAGGAAAGTGATGCAGCATCTACAAAAGCAATTTTAAATGCTGAAAAAATATCTCAAGCACAATCTAAGAGTGTAGAGATGGCAGCGAAAGCAGCATCCGCACAATCTCGACAGGCTGAAGGGCTTGCTAAAGTTGCATCTGCTCAATCAAAAGCTGAAGAATATGCAATCAGAGCGGCAAATGCGCAAGACAAAGAAACGGCTGCAATATCAAAGTCTGTTGCACAAGCTGATAAATTGGCATCAGCACGACAAAAAGACTTAGCACTTGCTGAAAAATACACTGCACAGACTAATCAGATCAATAAGCAAGCTGCTATGTATGGTGCTGGTGGCACTGGAACTAAAGGTGGTAAAAAAACAGGTCGCATACGTGAAGCACTTGGTACTGGCTTGTCAATGTTTGCACCATCTATGCTTTTGGCTAGTGGCATTATGGGTGCTGCAAGCGGAGTAAAACAGTTGGTTTCTGGCAGTTTTGACATGTTAAAAGACCGACAAAACGGTCAGGCAATGTGGGCAACTTCTATTCAGGATGCGCATAGTAATGTTTCTGGTAAACAGCTAAACCAGCAATCAGTTGGTGCTAATAATTCAATTATGAAAACTAGCTTGAAAGCTGGAAATAGTTTTACAGAAGGTAATGCAATTGCCAAGCAAATTTACTCATCAGATGCTGGTGTGTATTCTGGTAATTTAAAGAAAACTAATTCCATGCTAAAAGGTATGTTTAATATTCAAGATGCCAACGCTTTAACAGACGGTGAGATGCAACGCTTCCGAACTGCTGTTGGCAACATTGGTGATACCGGTAAGATGTCAGCCTTTCAAGCAAAGTCATTGAATTTGTTAGACGGTAAAATCACTCGATCAATTCGTAAGGAATATAAAAGAGAGACCGGTCATGAACTTGGTAAGAACTCTGCTGGTAATTGGGACTGGGGTAAAGTTACTGCAGAGACAGCTTTCAGAGGTATCGATCGTTACGGTAATTCTGGTGGTGTTGGTAAAGCATCTGAGCGCTACAATGCAACATTGCCTGGAATGTTACGTTCAGGAAAGTTTGCTGCATTATTTGCTGGTTCTGAGATTATGGATCAATTTGGTAAAAAAGTTGGTAAGAGTGGTGGTTTCAGTAATTTAATTGGTAATCTGTCTAAAGAATTTACAGACTTTGACAAAATTAAAGGATTTGCTGATAAAGCTTCTTCAGTTCTTAGTTCAGCAGCTAATGTACTAGGTACTGGAATTTCTGAAATTACAAGCGTTGCCCAATCAGCATGGAAGGGTACTAGTTTATTTAGAAAAGGTTTTGGAAAGGGATTTGTTGATGAATTTGGCAAGATAAAAGATACATTATCAAGCATTGGCTCATTCATTGGCGACTCAATCGGTGCTGTTCAAAAAATGCTTCCAAAAGGTAGTGGCAAAATGATGGAAGATATCGGCAGTGGTGCTGGTAAAGTATCTGCCTTGTTACTAGCTTTGAAAGGTGCATCTAAATTGCCAGTAGTTGGTAAATTATTTGATGGCTTAGTTGGCAAAGCTGGCAAATTATTAGGCAAAGTGCCTCTAATTGGTGGCTTATTATCTAAGATATTTGGAAATGGTACAAAAAGTACCGCAGCTGTAACAATGATGACTGCAGCAGATACGATGATGGCAGCTGCTAATAAAATGAATGGCACTGGTAATGGTTCAGGAGCTGGTGGCGATTATGTTACTGGATCCGCAGTATCAGGTAAAGGTAAATTTACATTAGGACAGAAACTGGCAAATTCAAAATTTGGTTCAATCATTGATAAGACATTTCTGAAAGGTGCATCACTTGCTGGTAAGGGCGGAATTAAAGGCGGTCTTGGAAAACTACTCATGGGTGGTGCTTCAGGATTAGGAAAGCTATCACTTGGCGGTGCTGGTTTATTAACTAAGTTTGGTAAGACAGGACTTGGTAAGTTTTTAGGCGGTTCGGGTAAATTACTTGGTGCTATTGGTAAACGTGGAGCTGGTGGTTTGAATGCCTTATTTGCTGGTTTTGATGTTTTCAGTGCTTTAAAGAACAACAAGGCAGGCACGACTGGTAGATATAAGGGTGTTGGCTCTGGTATCGGTGGCGGTGTTGGTGGAACTTTGGGTGCTGCACTAGGTTCATTGTTGGGGCCAGTTGGAACAATTGCTGGTGGTGCTTTAGGATCATGGGCTGGTGGTAAAGCTGGTTCATGGATAGGTGGCAAATGGAAAGGCATAAAACAAGGTGTTGGCGATAAATGGGGTGACATTAAAGAAGGTGCCAGTCGCTTATGGGGGAAAACTAAGCTAGGTGCCTCTGATTTATTTGGAAAGGCAAGCATTAAGTTTTGGGATATTAAGGACAAGCTAAGCGGTGCCTTCAAAGGATTAAATCCATTCAAAGGCTTCAAGATGCCGGATATCACTAAAGGTCTTAAAATGCCTAAAATTAGTAATCCATTTAAAGGCTTTAAGATGCCAAAAATTAGCCTGAAAAATCCATTTAAAGGGTTCAAAATACCCAAATTAAGTAATCCGTTCAAAGGTTTTAAAGTACCTAATTTAACAAAAGGATTAAAGCTACCAAAGATAAGCAATCCATTTAAAAACTGGAAAATGCCAAAAATTAAGATGCCTAAGTTCAAGATTAAGAACCCATTCAAGGACCTTAAACTTCCTAAATTTATGAAAAGCAACCCATTCAAAGGATGGAAGATGCCTAAAATTAAGTTTCCAAAGGCGCCAAATTGGCTAAAGAAAATCACTGGCTGGTCTAAAGGTGCTAATAAAGCAAAAAAGGAAACTGATGGTGCTAACAAGTCGACCAAGGCATCTTCTAAGCATTTAAAAAATGCTGGTAAGGATGGTAAGAATGCTGGTAAATCAATTGGTGGTTCATTTAAAAAGGCGTTTGATAAGGCTGGTAAATCAACAAGTAAGTTTAGTAAGTCAGTTGGTAAAGCATTTAAGGGTATTGGCAAATCTGGTAAAAGCTCAATGAGCAAAATTGCTTCAAGCATTAAATCAGGTATGAACAAAGCCAAGCGTACTGTCAAATCAGGTGCAAAGGGCATTACAAGTGCTTTGAAGTTTAAGAATGTTGGTAAATCAGCAAAATCTGCATTTAGTAAATTGAGTTCGTCTGTTCGTAGCGGTATGAATAAGGCTAAACGAGCAGCTAAAAGTGGTTCTAAAGGAATTACTAATTCGATAAAGTCTGGTTTGCGTGGAGTAAGCCGTGCTGGTAAGAGTTCGTTTAATAAACTAAGTTCAAGCGTACGAAGTGGCATGAATAAGGCTAAGCGTGCTGCACGTTCTGGAGCCAAAGGCATTGCAAGTTCTGTTAAATCAGGACTAAACAAGGTTGGTAGCGCTGGTAGAAGTAGCTTTAATAAGTTTGCCAGTTCAGTTCGTAGTGGCATGAACAAAGCCAAGCGTTCGGCTAGATCAGGAGCTAACGGCATCGTTAGCGCTATTAAATCAGGTATGAATAAGGCATCATCCGCTGGTCGTGGTGCTATGAGTAAATTTAGTAGCTCAATTAAAAGCGGTATGAGCAAGGCTAGAAGTGCTGCACGTTCGGGCGCTAACCAAATATCATCTGCAATTAAGAGTGGTTTATCAAAGGCAGCCAGTGCTGGAACCAGTGCCATGAATAAGCTATCAAGCACGATTACAAGTGGGATGAATAAAGCAGTTAGTTCAGCTAAGTCTGGTGCTAATAAAATCACAGAGGCACTGAAGTCTGGATTTGCTAAAGCAGTTTCAGCTGCTCAATCAGCAACGTCAAAGATTGCTTCATCAATGAATAAGATTGGTTCAAGTGCTAGTTCTGCCTCTGCAAAGGTTCGGGCATTAGCTGCAGATATTAATGGTTTAAAATCTAAGACTGTTACGATCACCGTGAATACCAAAGGTAAGGTACCACACGCTAAGGGTACAAGTGGTGCTCGTGCAGCATTCGCTTCAATCATGCCTGGTTATGCTAAAGGCACTAAGGGTGGCGGACATCCTGGTGGACTTGCTCTGGTTAATGATTCAAAGACATCTAACTGGCGTGAGGCCTTCATGTTGCCTGATGGATTAGTTGGTATTTTCCCTAAGAAACGCAACTTAACAGTGCCATTGCCAACAGGTACACAAGTACTAAATGGTGACGACACGAAGAAGATGTTCCCACATTATGCAAAGGGTACTGGTGGTGCTAAACCAAGCATTAAGCAAGGTGCAACTATTAATGTGACAGTCAATATTAACGGTAGTGCATCGGCAAATGATGCCAACACGATTGCTAATACGATCGGCGAGAAGTTGTTAACAGTTATGCAGCCACAAATGATTTAGGAGGTAGACGATTGGCAAAATTAACTGATTCAAAAGGTAAGACAGTCGTGCTTTCTGTTGAAACGGAAAATGAGCAATTTGAAAATACAGTTTCTACTCATCCAGTTGAAAATGGTTCACCGATTACTGATCATTCACAAATGGAAAGTAAAACATTTGAGTTTTCAGGAAAGATAATTGGAAAAAGCCAAGCTGAAGTTGATGATAAGTACATGCAATTGTTGAATTGGTCCCAAGGATCAACGCTTTTACAATTTCGTGGTGCTATTCGTCATAATGGTATGCTTATTAGCCACCTTGAAAAAACTTATGATGATGGTGGTTTTCAAAATGCTGTGAAGTTCAATATCTCATTAACGGCTGTTTATACGGTCAATGTTTACTGGGCCAAGGCTAAAAATTCAGGTAAAAAGCAAGCTAAAGCTCCAAGTAGTGGTGTCTATGTGACAGTGCGCCCTGGTAACACTTATTGGGGTTGGTGGATGAAATATGGCACCCCAATACAAACGCTTAGAAACTGGAACCACTGGCCTGATAGACGTATTCCAATCGGAGCTAGAGCGAGGGTGAAATAATGGATGAACGAGGTTTGATTGATGTAGATGTAGAGAGTTTGCCAGAGGAGTTTGAAATTGAATTAGCTGGTGACAATGTCTACTTACGTTTTGACTTTAATGAAGAAGGTCAGTTTTATACGGTTGATCTATTCAACAATGCGTATGAACCAATTGTTACTGGCGAACACTTAGTATATGGTCAACGTTTGTGGCGAGACTTCACTAAGCCAGAGATACCACAAGTTGATATCGTACCATTTGATATTTCGCACAAAGAAAATACCGTCACGTCTGATAATTTTGGACGGACGGTATTTTTGTATCTGATGACTTTTGAAGATGATGAGGTGATGTAATGGCTGTCACAATGCAATATTTGTTTGAGGTGTACGTGGAAATTTACACCAATGGTGGCACGTTGAAGTATGTGCATAATAACAATCCAAGCCAGTCAATGGATATTGAGTTTAGCTTGCCATTTAACAATACAAGTGATCGGAGCGTTGGCGAAGTAACAATTTGGAATATGAGCCAGATTAGTTTCAATCGTATTGCTCAGGGAAATCGAATTGTTATTAAAGCTGGCTACCACGGAGATGTTGGGGTCATATTTGATGGCGAAATATTCCGTCCAACGGTGCCAAGTCGTGAAGGTGGTGACTTAAACTATACCTTGCGAGTTGTTGAGGGTAAAGAATACCGCAAACTGAAGCATGTTTCGTTAACGTTTGGGGAAGGCACCACTGCTAAAACAATCATCAATAAAATCGTGCAAACAACAGGTATCAATCTGAATTTTGTTTCGCTAGGTCGCAATTATGTATTTAAGGAAGGCTATACAGTCGATGGCTCGCCATTTGATGCGTTGAGTGACGTGGCTGAACAAGCACGAGCTGCATTGTTTTATCGACGTGGTCAATTAACCATGCGTTGGTTATACGATGACAAGGTAACTGGTAATTTCTATTTGGCTAATAATACGGGCCTCATTTCATCACCAACAATGGAACGACGTGATGATGATTGGGTCGAAGATGATGACGATGATGGCCTAGGTCGTTTCACATATTCAGCTGATTCAATTCTTAATTACCGAATTACTACTGGCGAGCATGTGCATTTAAAGAGTGAATCTGTTGATGTGTGGGCTGCAGTATTAAGCGGTGAACATACATTTGACGGTGAAAATCCGACAACATCATTAGAGTTAGGGGTGAAGTAAATGGCAGATACCGGACAAAGACCAAAAATGCGGGATAATGACGTCTCATTCTTTTTGAATGTACTACCAAACACCATTAAAGCAACGCTAAATGTTGCACAATTAGGTAAGGTCACACGCTTATACGATGACAATAAAAAAGCAGAAGTCCAGCCACTGGCGTTAAGTTCGGATGAAACACCACGAGCACGTTTAATTGGTGTTCATGTGGGCAAAACTAAACGGAGTATTATTGCCGTTGGTGATGTGGTGGTTGTCATGTTTATGGACCGTTCAATTGCTAATTTTGATGGATCTAACAAGTTGTTTAAATTGTCTGCTAACAGATTACACGATTTGAATGATTCCTTCATCGTGGAGGTGTATTGAATGAGAGATATTCGTTTAGACGATACTGGTGGCTTAAATTTCAAGAGTGTTGTCACGCAATCAGAGGAAGTCATGCAATCAATACGCATCATTCTTGAAACAAAATTAGGCGAATTTATTGGTGATCCTGAATTAGGGTTAGATCGAACTGACTTAATGGAGAAAAATTTTGATGCTCGATATGCTAGTCAATCGATTCATGATGCGCTTGGTCAGGATAATCGAGTTGAAGTTATTAGTGTTGACGTGATACCCGATTTTTATAGGCGGACCGCAACAGCACAATTGGCTTTAGCAGTTGATGGTGAGGCAAAAGAAACGGAGGTGCAATTAAATGTTGGATGATAACGGATTTACTCGGCCCACATATGATGAATTGGTTAGTGATCTAACTGCAAAATGGTTAGAACTATTTGGTAGTGATTCAGATACAAGTTCACATTCAGTTGCTGGCGTATTTATTAGGTTGATTGCCTACTTCATGAATATACTTTATCAATTGGCTGAAAAGGTGTACAACGCACAGTTTTTAAGTACTGCAACAGGCGTGTCACTTGATAAAATAGCTGCAAATTATGGGCTTTATCGCAACCCGGCAGCGCAAGCTATAACCGAATTAACATTCACTGGAACTCCAGGTTATCTTTTGCCGGCTAATACATTATTCAAAACAGCAGAAGGCATTGAGTTTCAAACAGCTGACGATTTGATATTTTCAGTTGACGGAAGAGGTAATGGCACTGCTTATGCCGTTGATGTTGGTTCGGTCTATAACGTCCCAGCTAATACGATTATTTACCAAGTTGAGCCAACCTCAGATATTATTTCTGTTACCAACGTTGAACCTGTCGAATCTGGTGCAGATTCTGAGACAGATTTAGAGTTGGCCAATCGAATTAGAATTGCGAATGACACACGGCCATCAAGTCCAGCAAACGGTATTATTTCAGCCGTCATGGCAGTGACTGGTGTCAAAACGGTTCAAGTAGTGCAAAACAACACTTTATCAGAAGATGAGTTCGGTAATCCACCAAAGACAATTCACGTTTATGTTGACGGTGGAGATGAAGAGAAGATTGCTGATGCTTTATTTAATTCTGTATCGGCAGGTATTCAAACAGTTGGATCTAAACAACAAGTAATGACTGATAACGCTGGATTTAGCGATAACGTCATTGCTTTTGATTATGCACAGCAAACCGCAATCTATGTGTCGATAAATGCGCAAACTAATTTAGATTTTGAAACAGACGGTATTCAGCAAATTAAAAATGCAGTTAATGATTATCTGACAAAAGTACCAATGGGTGGCATTGTTAGATTTTCATATTTGTATAAATACGTTTATGACAAAGTCCCCGGAATTGATGTTATTGAAGTAAAAATTGGCTCAAGTAAGGATAGTTTAACAATGGCCGATGTTCAATTACAGCAATTTGCAATTCCAGTGACGACAGCAGATAGTTTGGTGGTGACAGAGAATGCATGATTTTAAAGAATTGTTTCTATCTAAATTGCCTAGCCCCATTAATCGATTTGCGGAAGATACGATTACCTTTGCTGAATGGCTAAATGCGACATTTCAAAAACTAATTGGTTTGTATCAAACGATTGAAGCATTTCGAGACATCAATAAGGCGAATGGTAAAGCGCTGGATAGAATTGGTGATCAATTCAATCAGCAACGTGGATCAGCGGATGATGACTTTTACCGCATCATGATTAGGTCTAAGCAAGCCACCAATATGGGTAATTCAACGGTCAATGGATTAATCAATATGATTGCACGTTCGTTAGACATTCAGCCAGATAAAATTCGAATTGAATCATTGCGACAATATGAGAATGGCACGCTAAATGATGGTGAGCCGTTAGCAATTAGAATTAGTAACATTCCACTAGAATGGGCTCGATCTGATTTTGAACAAAATTATATTTTGGAACGAATTAAAAATGGTGTTGCTGCTGGTGTTCGTGTTGATGAAGTGAGTTTTGTTGATAATTCTAATGCTGTGTTGTCTGTTCGTGGCTTAACATCTGCTACTGTCACATACGAAGTCAAAGGAGAGGGGTAATAGATGGCAAATAAATTTACGAATTTTAAATTCACCACTGAAGGTAAAGATACCTTAACTGAAGTACTTGCTGCAAAAGGCAGTATTGCTATTACGCAGGTTTATACTTTTGCGACAAAACTAACTGATGCGTTGGTGTTCACGCAACTTTCATCACTAGGGCCTAAACAAATTAAACCAGTTGGAACTGTATCAGCACAAAGTAATACGGTTGAAACTCGGTTGCAGATTGATAATGCTGATTTAACATCTGATTACAATCTACAAGGAATTGCGCTTGTAGGGACATTTAACAAGACTAATTTCGTATTAGGTTATATCAACACTAATGAAGCAACCAATTTGCCAGCATTCAGTGGAAATCAGGTTCAAACAATTGCCTTAGATGTTTCTTTTGCAATTTCTGATACATCTGTAATCACAATCAACACACAAACTGCTGGAATGTTGACGGTTGCGGACTACAATGCCTTGGTTGCTTTTATTAAAGACCAAGTGGCACCATTATCAGTAGATAAAAAGGTTGTTCACTTAACTAACAATGAAATCATTGATGGTATTAAGACATTTAAGCAAAAAATTACTGGTTCGATATCTGGCAATGCCAATACGGTTGACTACATTAATATTCACCAAATTACTGCAAATATTGATTTAAATACTCTGACTACAAATGGTAACTATTTATCGACATTAGAGACGAAGACTACCAGCAATAAGCCAGGCGGAACGTCAGAACAGTACACGCTTATTTCCACCGGTAATATTCAAGTATTTAATGATATAAAGACGGATAAAACATATATACGTAACTACATTAAATCTGATACATTTACATCTTGGAAAGTTGTTATTGAAGACATTGATCAAACATTAAATGCACAATTTAATTTCACTAAAGTGCCAACTGTTAATAGTAAGCCAGTGGCAATTCAGGCTGATTTGCAAACTGAAACCACTAATCGTACTAATGCAGATAAGACTATTAACAATTCTCTAGCAACAGAAGTTTCCGACCGTAAAAGTGGGGACGCTACAAATGCAAATGCTGTTCAAGCTGAAGCTACCGCACGTTCGCAAGCGGATAGTTCAGCTGTTGCTGCCCTTAATACTGAAAAAGCAACACGTTCAGCTGCAGATGCGACATTAACTAAGAGTGTTAGTGATACGCAAGCAGACTTACAAACGGAAGTTGCTAATAGAGCTAGTGCTGATAAAAATATTGATAATTCTGCAGTTCATAAAACTGGAAACGAGTCTATTGCTGGAAATAAAACGTTTAGTAACAATGTAAATGTTAATCATATCATGCAGGCTGATTGGTTTTACAAACACGTTCCAGCGGGGACTGCATCTAGTCAAATTATGGAAGTTATGGACGATAACCTTAGCGATGGTAAGCCGCACTCTATTGGAAAATATTATTCAGGAGCACCTGATGGTAATGGTATTAGTATCACAGGAAACGGCCTAACTGCTATTGGTGGTGGTGAATCTAGTAGTGCTATATTGGATGCTATTGCTAACGGAACAACTGACTCAAGTATCTTGCCTCCTAACGCTTTAAATTCTGAAAATCTTATTCTTGCTTCTGACCAAGAAATTTATTTCTTACAAAGTCAACAAAATGCACCAAATTACACTAATATTTGGCGATTAAATACTGGTGGATATTGGGATCGTTATGATGAAACTTCCAAAAAATGGATCAATGTTATTCCTAATGTATCCAATTTATTGGCACAAGATGACTCTGTGGTCCATAACTCAGGTAATGAGAATATATCAGGTACGAAATCGTTTGGTTCAGCAATTAACGGTGATATTTCAGGCAATGCAGGTTCTGCAACAAAACTGCAGACAGCTCGAAGTGTTGGTGGAGTAAACTTTGATGGGACTGCAAATATCAATTTACCAGGGGTAAACACTCAAGGTAATCAAGATACGACTGGAAACGCAAGCACGGCTGATAAACTGCATACTGCTAGGACAATTGGTGGTGTTAGTTTCGATGGTGGCAGTAATATTAATCTTCCAGGCGTTAATACGCAAGGAAATCAAAATACAACTGGTAACGCAGCATCAGCAACTAAATTGCAAACGGCTCGTAAAGTGAATGGAACTGCATTTGATGGAACAAAAGATATCAGTGTAAATGCAGCAAATGATAGTAACCTTGTTCACCAATCTGGCAATGAATCAATTTCTGGTTATAAGACGTTCAACAATACTTTGACTGTTAATGGTATTTCAAAAGCTAATTATTTTTATAAAGAGGTAACTTCTACAGATGAGACTGCAATACTTGAATTTGAAGATTCAAGCGGCGACTCAACGATTGTCAGAAGAATGGGTTCATATTATGCACAAGATAGTTATGGTGCAGGTATCGCATTAAGTTCGGGTGGATTAACAGTTATAGGTGGTGGTGAATCTCCATTTAATGTTATTAATAAAATTAAAGATGGAACCATAGATTCAACTGCTATTCCATCCGTGAACCCTGGTTCTGAAGACATGATTGTGGCATCTGACCAATCTATTTATTTCTTACCTAACTTTCAAAATAATAATAGTTATAATGCAATGTGGCGAATGACCCAAGGTGGATACTTACAAAGTTACAATGGTACCAGTTGGGTGAATGTGTTACCAAATAATAGTGGCCTAGTTGCGCAAGATGCAGCTGTTGTTCATGATTCAGGTAATGAAACTATTTCTGGTACCAAATCATTTAGTTCAACAATTATCGGTAGCGTTTCAGGCAATGCAGGTTCCGCAACAAAATTGCAGACAGCTCGAAGCATCGGTGGTGTCAGTTTTGACGGCTCAGCTAACATTAACTTGCCAGGAGTAAATACTACTGGAAATCAAAGTACCTCAGGAAATGCTGGATCTGCTACTAAACTAGCCACTGCACGAACGATTAATGGTACTAAATTTGATGGAACCGCAAATATCTCAATTAATGCGGCAAATGATTCTAGCTTGGTTCATCAATCTGGTAATGAATCAATCGCAGGAAACAAGACCTTCACTGGGACAACAAACTTTAATGGAAATGTTAGCAGCCGTGGCGCATCTAAAACCGCAACTGTAAAATACCAAAGTGTCACAATGACATTCTATGAAACACCAATTGGTGTGCAAGTAACGGTCAATGGTAATTTAACCAATTTCAAGGCAAGTCAACAAGGTTCAGCTTCTGTAACGTTTGGTACAATACCAAGTAATATTACCAATCCACCAATAAGAACTTATATTGTCTCATCAACTGCCTCAGGTATTCCTGGTAAGAGCAATAACGTACCGGTTGCTATTAATTTTTCTTTTGATCCAGATGGAACAATTGGGTTTATTGCCGCACATGGTAAAGAAAATGACGCGTCTGAGTTCAGCGGTTTATGGTCAAGTGTTCGTGGTAGTACCTATTGGATTAAATAATAGGAGGGTTTACTTTGATTAAACACATAATTAAGAATAAGTTCTGGATAATAACCGGTGCTGAACTGATAACGATTGCGTTTATGTTCAGTATCGGTTTTTCAGTTATTGACATTCATGTCCCAGCTTCGTTTCAGTTAGTTGCTCATCCTAGTTTCAGATTGCTAGTTATTGCTGATGGTGTCGCCATGATTGTTCAATCAGTTTGGGATATTACTTGGTACTACATTCGTGAAGTGACACGTTTAGCTGCAGCAGGCGTTGTTGGCATGATGATGAGTGCATTTTTGTTGAGTGATCTGAACACACTTCACATTACATTGGTTCCGCTTGGTCTGATGTTTCTATTAGTCAGAATACTGATTGATTTGTTGACTGACAATACATTGTTTAAAGTACGGAGGTAGGTTAATGAGTCAAGCTACTTGGACAGCTTTATTGGGCTTTCTTTCCGCCTCAGTGGCTGGAGTGTTGGCCATTTGGAAAATGAATGTCGCTAAAACTGTCTCAGCTGATAAAGATTTTATTACGATGTATAACGAGTTGATGAAATCAAACAATAAGCTAATTGAACAAAATGCTGAACTGACAGCAGAATTACAAAAAGCACATGCATCTATTGAAAAATTGACGCAACGCATTAAAGAATTGGAGGATAAGTTAGAAAATGAACATTAATCATATTAGTGAATGGGTATTAGCTCTTTGGAGCACGGGAGTATTAATGGCAGTTGCACACGCAGCGAGCCGTTTTTTTGTTGCCCATACCAAGAATAAGAATTTGTTACTATTGAATGAGTGGGCAATGCAAGCTGTTCAATATGCAGAAACACATCTACAAGGATCAGTGGAAAAGAAACAATCTGCTTTGAATTTCTTAACTGAACGCTTAAACGCCAACAAGCTCGGCTTGAAATTTGATGACAAGCAACTCGACACTGTGATTGAACTCGCTGTAACGGCTCTACATAATGGAGGTAAGACCAATGACTAAATTTGAATTTAATGATGTGGCAAATTATCAACCGGATACATTGGCTTACTTCCAAGGATTGAAAGCTAAGGGCTCTGGTGCTGCGATTGTTAAAATTACACAAGGTACTGGGTACATTAACCCTAAAGCAACTAACCAAGTTAATCACGCTGATCAAGCAGGACTAAAAACTGCCGGTTATCATTACGCAATGTTTGGTGGCAATGTTGCAAATGCTCATGCTGAAGCTAAGTATTTCCTTACACATGCAAAGGCACGACTAGCTAATGGCTCAATCTTAGCATTAGATTATGAAGATGCTGCCACAACCGGTACCAATAAGAACGCCAATGCCAATGCAATTATTGCTTTTATGCAAGACGTTAAGAATGCTGGCTTTATTCCATGGTTCTACACTGGTAAGTACTTTATTAATGCTCATGTCAATCATGTTGCAGTTAATAAAGCATTTCCAAATGCTACTTGGATTGCTGGTTATCCTGGTACATCTTACCCTGATTTTAATTACTTTCCATCAGTAGATGGCGTGATTGCCTGGCAATACACCAACAACTGGAAGTCGTTAGGACTGGATGGTTCAACGTTATTGCTCGATTGGCCAGAAGGTTCAACTACTGCTAAACCTGTTGCAAAAACTGCTACTAAACCAGCACCTACTAGTAAGACATTAGGCATTGGCGCTCACGTTCAACCACGTTGGGCAGCTAATGACCAATCACGAGTTTGGCAGTTTGACACCATTAAGCAAGTAAACGGGATGTGGCAAGGTGCAGAATATCTTGAGGCTGGTGGAGCTAGTACGTTTAGCTGGACTGACAACGGTATTCCTTTGGCGCTAGTTGACTTGACTGATAAAAACGGTAAGAAATTATCAAACCAAAACAATGCAGGCAAGGGTAGCTACTTCAAGTACAACACCTACTTCAAAATCACAAAGCAAGGAAACGGTATGTCATTTATCGTACCTGACTCAAAGGGAGCTGGATATGGTTTCTGGGTGCTAACAAAATATCTCTACTAA